GTGATGTCGAAATAGGACTGTCTCTCTTCACCCAACAGAAGGAGGGGAAAGGATGAAAGAACAAATACAGCAACTTCTCGTCAAATGGCAAAAAGAGGCCGATGCGAACAGGGCGAAGATTGATATACTCAAACAGGCGAGAGAGATCTTACCGCCCAACGTAATTGACGCGCCATTCAGCGAACTCTTAACCGAGCAGACGCGACTCCAGATGTGCAGAGCCGACTTGCAGGAATTACTATTTGGCTGTGATGAAAAGCCGGCATTCCTCAGAAAGATAATGGATTGATTTTTCCCCTAACTCGGAAGGAAAACAATAAGCAAACAAGAGATTGAAGACGCGAAAAATGAAATGTTCGGCTGGTGGGGGATCCCATGACCATATTCCCGACATCAGCAAAACGGTTTGTCCTTTTTCTTGCCCTGGTATCGGTAGCAGGGGCGCAGACACACAAGAAAATCACCCGTCACTATTCGCAGACTATGATGCAATTATTGCAACATTAACCCACTCTTTACCTAACCAAAGGAGCCACACAATGAAAAACAACCAGATTCGTCAAGGCGACCTTCTTCTCATCGCCGTTAATTCGCTTCCGAAGTCGAAACAGACAAAGAAGTCAAGGTCCCATCCGCTGCTGGATGGAGAGGCAACGGGCCATGTTCACGCCATTGAATGCGACACAGAAATCAAGCGTCTGGAGTATAACGAGAAAGAGCTGCAGGACCCCTTAGAATCCCTCGGCATCTCGGCAACTGGGATCTGTGGCCTTGAGGTGAGTCAACCCGCAAAGCTCACCCATCAGGAGCATTCGGCTCTTGATGTCCCGGTGGGAAACTATATCGCAATCCGTCAACGCGAGTACAGCCCGGAGGCCATCCGCAATGTCGCCGACTAAGAAGATCGAGAAACTCACCCCGGCTCAGGAGGTTCTTCTTGAGAGAACATATTCCGAATGGCTTGCCGTCGGGCGAAACACCGCGCCTTTGAACCGCGAGAAGGCAACCGATATTCTCTACCGGTTCTATGCGGAAATTGGAAAACCCAAGCCGGTCGTCATGGTTTTCAGTTCTCCAATGATGTGCATTCTTGCGTGGGGTGCGTTGCGCGAGCTTGCCAAACAGAGCAAAGGCAGCCAGCTCGGCAGCCAGCTCGACAGCCAGCTCTACAGCCAGCTCCGCAGCCAGCTCCGCAGCCAGCTCGGCAGCCAGCTCGGCAGCCAGCTCGGCAGCCAGCTCCGCAGCCAGCTCGACAGCCAGCTCTACAGCCAGCTCGACAGCCAGCTCTACAGCCAGCTCCGCAGCCAGCTCTACAGCCAGCTCGACAGCCAGCTCGACAGCCAGCTCGGCAGCCAGCTCGGCAGCCAGCTCGGCAGCCAGCTCGACAGCCAGCTCGGCAGCCAGCTCCGCAGCCAGCTCCGCAGCCAGCTCGACAGCCAGCTCGGCAGCCAGCTCCGCAGCCAGCTCGACAGCCAGCTCGACAGCCAGCTCTACAGCCAGCTCGACAGCCAGCTCGGCAGCCAGCTCGGCAGCCAGCTCCGCAGCCAGCTCGGAAACTACTTCGGAGCACAGCATTGGTGTGCATGGGAGGTGTTCTACCATTTCTGCCATCAGATCGGAGTGACCTATACTCCTGCCGAAATCAAAACACTCAATCTTTGGCTTGAGCAATCGCGAGAACTCCATTGGTGGTTTCCGTATGACGGCATCGTCTTGTGTAGTGAGCGGCACAACATACTCTCGGTGGATGAGCAGGGTAGACTGCATTCGGACAAGGGCCAGTCGGTTGGTTATACTGATGGCTGGGGCTTGTGGTCTTGGCATGGAGTGAATGTTGCGAAAGAGGTGATTGAATCACCGGAAAAGATCACCGTCAAGCAAATCGAAACCGAGCAAAACGCAGAGGTTCGACGTGTAATGATCGAACGATATGGTCAATCACGGTATCTCACTGACTCCGGCGCCAAGCTTCTGCATCAAGACTCTCTCGGCAAACTCTGGGCCAAGGAAATCCCCGGCGATGAATCTCTTGTTATGGTGGAAGTTCAGAACTCCACGCCTGAGCTAGACGGATCATTCAAGAACTATTTCCTCCGGGTCCCGCCGGACATCCGTGAAGCAAAACAAGCCGTTGCGTGGACCTTTGGAATGAAGCCGCAAGAGTATAAACCAGCATCAGAAAGCTAAACCCACAAAAGAAAACGGAGAAACCAACCCATGAAAAGCCTCATCATCCTATTCCTTTTATTCTCTACTACGGCAGGGGCACAGAACAAACTCACTGAGAAAGAATTTGATGAGATCCTCAATCAGGCGCAGGGAATTACCACGCGCACTCTTCAGCCAATCCATAGGCGCGCCGACACAACACTCTCAATATCCATAACAACTCAATGGCTTCTGCGTGGGTGCAGAATCTATGAACTTCTCGAACTCTACTCCCGCTATGAGAAGGAGGCAATGAGGGACTCGGTGCAGACGATAGAAATAATTCCCTACACCTCACCAATGCGTTACGATACCGTGTATTGCGATGGGAAGGTGCGGTTGGTTCCGAACTATTGGGGAACGATTGATCTTATCTATCATCCACCGCAATATCGCACGGTATGGATTCACCCCAATGCTCCACCACCAAATCCATTTATCGAATGGCTACGCAAACAATCGAACTAACCGAAGCAGAGATGAATGCCTAAACTAAACAGTGACGGGATCAACGCTGCAAAGCTCCGCTGTGCCAGGCGCGATGGGCTCAGGTGTAATAATCCCGCCTGCCACAAAGTGCTGGGAGAGGCATATCTTGATTCTCATAACCAAGAGAAAAATGTTTATCTCGAACTCGATCACATCGACGGCAATCCTGAGAACAATCCCGAAGATGGTTCCAACCATCAGCTGTTGTGCGTTCCCTGCAATCGACTTAAGAGCGCAAAGGATAAGCCGCGCGCCCCGAAGTTCCAATCCCACGTAGAGTTTAAGAAGCTGAGAAAAATACGGATGCGAAAATACGGAAGTGTTCGCAATGAAAGGCTCTTACAGCAGTACGTCTCTATGGCGAAGAACCTAAACGCAGAACCAATAGCGATCAAGTTCTTCGAAGAGACCGTAATCAAGTACGTCACCATCGGCCGGGATGATCTGGTGAACGCGGCCGCCAATGAGGTTGAACTCAAGACAGCCCAGACCATCGGTCAAACGGCAGTCCGGGGCTACCTCGACAAGAAAACCAATCCCATCAATGGCATATACGAAGAATATCAGGACGCCGAGGGGAATTGGTGCATTCGCAAGCGCAGGGATCAATGAATGAAAGGGGTGGGTTTGCATAAACATGGAATTTCAGGCTTTGTTCCTAACGAGAAACACTTCACTGGAAAGAGGGGGCCGGGTAGCGGCACTCGCCGCAAGGGAACCACGAGAAAACAGAGGCGCGCAAATCAACAACCGCATGTGAACAAGTATATGCAATAGGAGGAAAAGTGAGCATTATTGGCAAGCCTATCGAGTGCAATCCTGAAGAGTATTGCAAGACCTTCCGCCACAAGCCCCGAAAGTACGGCGACGGGATCTTCTGCGAAACCCGTTATATTCCCATGCCTAACGCTGAGCCTATCGTCAAGGACGGAAAGCATCACATTTTTGTCATCCGCGACGGCAAACCCACAGAGATTTCTGCCAGTGAAGTCAAGGTGCTCCAAAGCGGCAATGCGCCACAGGGCTGCACCTGTGGCACCGATAAGACCTGCTGGAAGCATGAGAAGCCCCACGACCTCGGAGAGTATTTCCCCGGCGGCAAGCTGCCCAACAATGAACCAATACGATTTGAAGAATGACAGCTCACCGCAACTGCCGATATTGCCACGATCCAATTCCTCAAAAGAAGCTCGGTCACGGCGCCAAATATTGCACCGTCCGCTGCAAGAACCTCGACGAGCGCCAGGTCAAACGGCCCGAGCGTCTTCGTCAGTGTAGACCATCGTACGATCGGATGATGAAGGGCTACAACCGCATGGATGCCGGATACGCCCATCCGTGTTACGAGACAGATTTTCCTTCCATTGCAATTCCCAAAAAATAGCAAAGCACAGATTCGTTGACATCATCAAGCTATCGCGGTACGTTTGTGTGTGAGAATAAGTGGCTCGCACAGTCGAGCGGGAGATGTCAAGTGAAGCTCAAGGGTCGCCCCTTAAAATTCGCGGAGTTCATTCTTCGTGGAGATAATCAAACCAAAGCATACAAGAAGGCTGGATACAAACCGAAGTCTGACGCGGCGGCGGGAACATGCGCCGCGCGATTGTTGAGAAATGTTCGCGTTTCACAATATCTCGAAGAACGCCGAGAAGAGATTGCCAAGAAAATTCAGCAAGAAACAAACATTACCGTTTGCGATGTCATTCTTGAACTCAAGCGAATCGGTTTTTCTCGCATCAACAAGATTCTCTCGTTTAATGGTTCAACAGTCACGCTGAAAAATTCAAATGCGATTTCCGACGACGACCTTGCTGCAATCGAATCAGTCAAAGAAGGCAAAGACGGCATTGCAATCAAACTCTATGACAAGGTTGGTCCACTCACGAAGATCGGCGAGCATCTGGGAGCATGGAAGCCCAATGGTTCTAATTCTAACCTTTCTCGTGTCGTTAATGTTACCGTTCGCGTTATCGGCGCAAAGCGTCCCTATCAGTTCCATGTCCAGGCAAACTGACGCGCTCGCCGATGTTACCGTAGATCTTCAACCCAAGCAGGCCGAACTCCTTGAGGTGATGCAGAACGGAACAGCCACCACCATTGGCTACGGCGGTTCTCGTGGCGGCGGAAAATCTCACGGCGGACGTTCCGCGATTTATCTTCGTCGATTGTGGTACCCAAAAACAAACGCACTCATATTTCGCCGCACATGGGGAGAGGTATTTAAAAATCATCTTCGCCCGCTTCTGACTGAACACCCCGAACTCCTTCAGCACTATCGTTCACAAGAAAAAACGGTTTACATACCGCAGACGCAATCCGAGATCACATTCGGGACTGCCGAGCACGAACAGGACATTCTCGCATTTCACGGTCTCGCCTTCGCGGATATTCTGGTTGACGAATCACAGCGTTGCACTCAGTACATGCTTGAGAAGCTCAAGGAGTCCAACCGCTGCACGACGAACGAGGACATCACCCCGAAGATGATTCAGCTTATGAATCCCGGCGACCTCGGCCACGCATACAACAAGCGCGTCTTCATCGACCGCGAGTATATTGAGAACGAAGAGCCAGATGATTTCGCATTTGTCGAAGCTCACGGTTGGGACAATGTGATGTGGGTTCTCAAGGCGCTCAAGACCGATGGCCTGACCGCCGAAGACTTCTACGGATGGAACTCAGAGAAGCGGTTTGAGTATTTCGTAACGCGCTCGAACTACGGCAAGAAGCTCAACTCTCTTCCCGACTCCGAACGCAGGGCGCAACTACTTGGAGATTGGAACGTCTACGCGGGACAGTTCTTCAATATGCTTCGCAGGGACATCCACTACATCAGACCGTTTCAACCGCCGCAAGATTGGCGAGTGATGGCGACGATTGATTGGGGACAGCGATCAGTTCTCGAAGTCCAGGCATACAGCTTCAACGGCAACGTCTACAATTTTGGCGAAGTGTTCACCGAGCACCAAGCCGCAACGCCCCGCGCAATCGAGATGGCGGAGTTCCTAATCGCCAACAAATTCAAGAAGCTCCAGATTCAGTACGATACCAATATGGATCTCGACCTTTCGGAAGTCGGCTACGAGAAGGTTCCGGTCGAGACGTTCCGCAAAGTGTTCGCGCAGACGATGGGCGACGACGCCCCGACACTCTTCCGAGTTTCCAAGCGAAGTGTCGACGAGCGGCATTACCGGGAACTGGCAAACGATGTGATGAAGGATTACCTCGATTGGCAGAAGGGCAAGGATGGAAGTTATACGCACAAGGCGCGATTCTTTGTTACCCAAAAATGCCCGAAGCTATGGGAATCACTAAACAGTCTTCAGCATCCCGACAACAATCCAACTGGAAGAGACTTCGCCCGAAACATCGGATTGCAAGACCCATACGACGCAGCGAAGATGAATCTACTTGCAATGCTTCCACCGTCAGAATTGAAACGGGCGCATCCCAAACAGTGGTACGAGGAAGTTGTTGAAGCCAACAAACCGAAGAACGTGCGGAAGAGCTGGAAGGATATTGTTGTCTGATGCAGGAAGAACTCGAAGTCACGCCATACGAAATCGTAGCCGGTCCCGAGGACGAAGAGAATCGCGGTCAGATTGTTACGCTTGCCCTGACAGGCGCAGGTAAGTGGCAACGCCAAGCAGTTACGAGATTGACAGTCACGTTGGGAATCATTCAAACTCATCCAAACTGACCAATGGACTCTGACGCTGAAAAGGCATACGAAGACTTCCGCAAGATGCTCGGCGGTCAAACCCCCCGGGAGTTCGCCGGAGAGCGCCGACCCTGGAAGCGCCCAGAGGACAGTCCGCTCTACGTTGACCTGTCGGATATGAACGCGGTATCGAACGAGATGGGTGTGATTACAACATTCCCGATGCACCGCAGGCGCTTCAAGGTATCAAAGCACATAGACCCGAAGGAAGTATTGATTGGCGCGGACAAGTGCCGTGTATTCGGTCACACGCCGATTGCTGAAGCACCGGAAGCCACCTGTGCTCAGTGTGGCAAGACCCGCGCAGAGCTTGAAGCGGTCGGAGAGATTTGGGATGGAAAGGGTTCGCTGAAGGGGATTAAGGTATGATGATAAAAATTCCAGACCTGACAGACGAGCACCAGAAGGCCGAGTTCGACTCTCTTATCCGCCGGTGGATCGAAGAGGATAATTCCGTTCACAAGGCCCGCGTCCCATCGTGGAACAAGATCGACCAACGCCTGACATCCGAAATTTCTGTTGGCGGCTTCTCTACCGACTTTATGGGTGACTTAGGCCGTGCCAATGATCCACGAACCGAGGACTCCGGCAGCCCGCAACTCGTCAGCTTGAACCGCGCCCGTATGAACCACGAGGCGGTTCTGGGCGACTTCCTCGCCATCAAGCGCAAGCTCTCGATTCAACCCCGAACCAAACGAGACGAGAAGATTGCCCGTATTATTCAGGCCAGAGTTGAGTACATCGAAGATTCCGAGATGTTCCCGACGATGGTCTACTTCCCGGCGATGGACAACGGCTTTGCTCGCGGTCTACATTGGATCAAGGTCCGCTACGATCCCCAGGCCAACAATCTCAAAGGAAAGTTCAGAGTAACTACCGTCAGCGCAAGGGATGTTTTGGTTGACTGCCGATCACGCGGCCCGTTTTTCCAATCAGCCCGAAGAAAGACTCACCGCTTCCAGCTTGAGGTCGAGGAAGCAAAAGAGCAGTGGAAGATATACCCAACCTTCAAGCCCGAAGTTCTCGGACCAGACGGCGAATACGATGAAGGTTATTCGCGCACGGAAGCCTCTACCGAGAACTTCTGCACCGGCTACGAGGTTCACTTCCATCAAACCGTCACCCATTACTATCAGGCGACCGGCAATCAGGCCGAGCCGATGCAGGAAATCAGTGAAGAGCAGTTCTCCAAGATGAAGGAAAGTCCTCAGTCCGAGCAGATGGTATTTGAGGGCGACCGGGAAGAGAAGTATTACGCCGCGCTGTTCAATACCCACACCGGAACCCTCTCTGTCGAGGAAAGCCCGTTCGGAATGGACGTTCTGATTCCCGTGGTCAACATCGACACCGACCAAAGCCTCTACCCAATGGGCGACATCGAGATATACTCCAATCTCCTTGACCTCTTGGATGTTCTGGTTTCTGTGTGGCTGTATAACACAAAGCGTACCAATAAACCCTTCTTCGACGTTGACCCGCGTATCTATCAGCAGATGCAGGCAGAGATCGACGAGAAGATCGAGCATGGTGGAGCAATCCCCGGCCTCAAGGGTGTGCATGAGATTTCCGCCAATAGCGGCATCGCCGCGATGGTCCAGCTGCTTCTCGGGTGGATTCAGGATATTGCCTCAAAGCACAACGCCTCGATGGGACAACCCCCCGGCAAGCAGATTAGCCGCAACGCTCTTCAGATGATGATTGCCCGCGACCGTTCGGCACAGGGCCGCAAGGATCTCACGGTCAACTTCGCCCTGACGAGCCTCGTGAAGCTGATGACGCGAATGATTATCGAGTTCGAGCAGGAGCCCGACGAGTTCCCGCTTCAGAACGCTCAACGCGGAACGCCCGCCTACGGCTACCTGAATCAGAAGTGGACTCTTCACGACTACATGGGCCACCTGCACGAGATGTATAACATTCCTGAAACCGGACAGACCCCCGAAGAGATTGCCGGTATTCAGAAGCAGCTCATGGAAGCCCGTAAGAAGTTCGAGGCCACCAACCAAGTCGAGCCCGACGAGAACGGCGCAGATGGCTTCATCATCCCCTCTCTGCCGGAAGATATGCGGGAGTTCACCATTGAGCAGCTGATCGCATTTCAGGAGCAATCCAACTTAGACGAAGCCTCGTTCGAGCAAGCCTACCAGCCGCAGGAAGGCAAGATTCAGATATTCAAGATCAACGACATCACGACCAAGAAGGACGTTGACTTCAATATCAAGTATTCACTCGATACCGACACCACCAACGACCCGCAGGCCAAAGCAGCCAAAGCGATGACCTATCACAAGATGGGTCTACTCTCCAAAGCCGACACGCTTGAAATGGCCGGAGAGCCGAACGCGGATGAGCTTGTCAAGAACGCCAACGAAGAGCAGCAGATGATTCAACTCGCAACCGAGCTTGCCCAACGTCCAGATGTAATGGCAATAGTTGTGAAATTATTGCAAGGCGCAACGGCACAGGGGCAACCACAGGCAGAGGTAAAACAGTGAGGCAAATTCCACTTACACAAGGCCAGTTTGCCACTGTCGATGATTGCGATTATGACGCTCTATGTGCAGTCAAGTGGTGTGCCAATTCAACACCGTGGGGATTCTACGCATTTCGCACCACCATGAAGAATGGAATTGTTACATCGGAGTATATGCACCGCAGAATCATCGGCGCCAAGTTGGGAGAGTTTGTTGATCACATCAACCATAACGGCCTCGACAACCGGCGGGAAAACCTTAGAATTTGTACGCTTTCCCAAAATGGTGCAAACCAACGTAGGCAGAACAGAGTGAAGTCCAGCCCATACAAGGGAGTTTCTTGGGATGCCGCCAACAAGAAGTGGACTTCAAGAATTTGGGTAAATGAGAGAAAAATTTGGCTCGGCAGATTTACAGATGAAATGTTAGCGGCGAAGACCTACGACACCGCGGCCGTAAAGCATTTTGGAGAGTTCGCACATACGAATTTTCCCCAACCAACACAAGGAGCGCAGCAATGAAAACCATCGTCAAAACCGTTGGTCAGGTAACAACCCTCTCGCTCATCGCAGAGGGAACATCGGATCTCGCAGGCTTCAATCACCTCATCGGCAACGAGAAGGCCGCAAAGGTCAAGATCACGACAGACACGGACACGGTGGAACTCAAGCCGGCAGGCAAGGCCAACAACGGGCCGAAGAAACTCACGAATGTCTGCAAACTGGAACTCGTGATTACTTCGCCGAAACCGACACCGGCAGAAGAAAAGGCGGAGAACTAACCTATGACCCATGCAACCGCACAGCCGATTGTTGATGAGTCGAAGGTGAAGGAGCTTAACCGTAAGCAACCGATTCTGCCAATCAAGGATTTCGAGGACGTTCTGATTCAACTTCGCCCTGACCTGCATTGCCGAACTTGCTATGGCAGGGGTTACACGAGCTTCAGCCACGACCCGAAGACCGGCAAGCAGACGATGAACCTCTGCGGCTGCGCCACGTTCGGCGAGACAGAGATCCTAAAGGTTCTCAGGGCTATCGGAATCATCTCTCAGCAGCTCGACCAGATGAACGGAGTCTTTGCCGAAATCCTCATCCGCATCGAGAAGGCTCAGGTCGATCAGATTGCAATGGGCAAGGCTATTATGGGCCTCTTGCTGATGCCATCTAAGATCAAACAAGTTATCAACAAAGTCACATCATTTCTGAAGGGAGCACGGCAAAATGTCATCCAAGAAATCCAACCCGACGAAGCACCTGACAGTGGATGCGGGAAAGCAGTTCAAGACTGAAGCTCAGTCGATTATGAAGAAAGATCCCGTCCCAATGGGCGACACGGAGAACTTCAAGATCACCAAAGACAAGAAGGTTCGCAAGGGTCAATGAGTCCAGAAAAACTCGATAGGCTGCTTCAGAAGCTCCGAGAGAAACTTCGTCAAGACACCGTTCCCGACGATGTAACCGGAAGCATCACGGTCAATGTTCAATCAGGCGGGCTCTCAGGAAGTGTGACAGTCGAACAGAAAATATAACCGGCTCACGCTGAATAGGTTGTAAGACCTCAATTCATCAAGCCACAGTCAGAGAAGGCACACGCCTCTCTGGTTGTGGCTTTTTCATTAAACACTCTCACAGAGAGTAGGAGAATCACAAAATGGCAAAAGACACAAGCGACATCGTAGAGGATAGTCTCGCCGCATTGGGCGAAGATCAGGGAAGTGGACTGCCGACTCCGGCGGATATTATCGCTGCCGAGAACGCAGCGGCAGGCGGCAAGGTGGGGGAAGATGACTCGCAGGGCGAGACTGTTCAACCCGAATCGGGCGATAAGGAAGAGAACGCATCGGTCCTCGAAGGAATCGACATTGAAGCACTTGAAGAAAAAGTCTCTATCGGGGCGGCACTCACGGACGAAGAGACGGAAGCTCTAAAGCAAATAGAGCAAGCTGTGGAGGAGCCGCCCCCAGTAGAGATGCCAGAAAAGAGTTACAAGATTGCGGGAAAGGAAGTTGCCTACGAAGAGATGGAAGATCGGTATGTAAAAGAAACGGGAACCGACATCTCTAAGCTCACGATGGAAGCCCGCGAAAAGAACGTCGATATGTTCGCCCGCGTTCAGAACCGGGAAGCGGCCCATGTTGCCGTTGCAGAACGGCAGAAGGTTGTCGCCAAAGAGACCAAAGAGATTGAGGCCGAGAAGATCCGAGTCGCAGAGATGAAACGCTCGATCGAAGCCGAGCGCAAAGAGATTGAGTTCGCCAGAACCCGACTCGCTGCCGAACGGAAGCGCCTTGAGGCCAAAGCCGCCATCAACATCACCAAGCAGGACATCAAAGACCCTGAGACCGGAGAGACGGACTACGACAAACTCCGGCAGTACAACGGAAAAATGGAAGCGGCAGAACAGCTCTCAGAACTTGAATCACAGGAACAAGAGATCAGCCAAAAGGAGCGGGCAATCGAATCAAGCCTCGTTCATACAATTTTGACTGACTTCCAATTATCGCACCCTCAATATCGCACCAGCGAAGACATGAGAGAGGTGGCGAAGAAGATCCGATCAGGTCAAGCGGTTTCAGCAGAGGATGAAATCAAAGTGCTCCAGATGACATCCATGCTGAATGATGCTTCTACAATGAACATCTCGCTTGATAAGGTTTACGCCTCTCGCAAGGCCGTGAACCAGATATTGCCGGAAGTAGCACAGCCTACGGTCCCGGCTCGTGGAGCAAAAAAGCCTTCAAGTCCAGAAACTTTAGCGCAGAAGATTATCGAATACAAGGCGCGCTTGAAGAAGAATCTTCGTCTTGCCGAAGGCGGTGGCGCAGGCCAACGCGGCAAAGCAACCGGCAAAACGCTTGGTCAACAGGTGATGGAGGAAACGAAACTCCTTCTTGCCGAGGACCATCCCCAGGATGACTTCGCTCGTCATGTGTACGACAGTCCGAAACGCTAACCACGAGTAGAAAGGAAGGGTTAGTATTATGGCAGATAAGCCAGTTGTCAAACGGGCTCCGATTACTGCTCAGACCGGCACAACGACCAATATTGATTTTAGTGCCGAGCTGACGATGGATCACGAGTCAGAAACCCCATTGCTGGCTTTGGTCTCGAAGCTGAAGACGGCAAAGGTTTCCACGTACAATTACAAGTTTGCGGTGGACCGCTTCATCCCGCGAACCGCAACAAACACCACGGGCCAAGCTGCAACCGCCGCGGGCGTAGCTCAAACGATCACGCTGTCCACGACCGAGGCCGGTTACTTTAACATCTACGATGTTGTCGAACTCGTCGGTCCGGCAGAAGACGCTACGCATACAGCTCAGTGTTTCATCACGGCAGCCACCGTTGGGGGCACGACTCTCACGGCCAAACCGTTCGATCCCGCGCTTGGCGTTGTGGCAATCACTGATACAACCGTTGTCCGCCGACTGTTCAGTTCAATGGTCGAAGGTTCCAGCGGTCGCACCTCTCATCAGACTGTGCCGACAGTCTATTCGCAGTACATCCAGATTTTTGAGGATTACTTCGATGTGACGAACGTGCAGGCTGAAAACCGGCAGTACACGATCCCAGAGCGCGCCCGACTTCGGGAAGATACCCGCAAGAAACACGCGCTCGACCAGGAGTACGCATTCTTCCTGTCGAAAGCCATCTCCGCTTCTTCGAGCTACATCGACACATCCAGCGTGACGGGCTACAACCGCTATCAGATGTCCGGAATCAAGGACCAAATCAGCACGAACACGATGAGCTACGGCGACAAGCTCGACCAGGACGAGCTCTTCAACTTCATCACCCAAGTTCACAATCCGACCTACACGGGCGGCAACAAGCGCCTCGTGTTCGCGTCCGGCACGTTCCTCGGAGCGGTGAACAAACTGGCATCTCCGTCACTGCGTATCTCGACCCGCGAATCAACGTGGGGCGTTGCCATCAGCGATGTTCAGTTCGCCGGTAAGGTCTGGTCCTTTGTCGAAGCTCCGGTTCTCTCGGAAGCCCGCGACGGTCATGCGGTAGTCCTGCATCCGATGTTCTTGCGCAAACGCGTGTTCCTGCCAACAACGTACAAGATGAACGTCCAAAATCCGATTGACAACTTCTTCCGCGATGGCTTTGTGACTTCGGTCGCAATCGAACAGCGCCTCGAAGAAGTCGCTGGTTGGATCAGTGTTTAATCTCACAAACCTCTAAGGAAGGAGTACTCACATGAGTACGAAAAAGACTGTCTATCTGGAATGCAAGTATCTCGGGGGTTACTACCCGAAGGCGATGAAAGTCAAGAACTCGACAACCGGCCTCTTGGAAGGACGCGAGCTCAAGTTCATCAATGGACGCACTCAGGTCTCAGAGGAAGAGCTTGCGATCCTGAAGCAGCACGAGAAATGGGGTTCGGAGTTCGGAGAGAAAGGAACGCTCGGACAGAAGGCTATTGCCCGTCAGGTCGAAGTCAAGAAGGGCGTGAGCCCGACAGACCAGATCAGAGAGCAGCTCCTTGCTCAGGGCCATCAGAAACTCGCCCTGAAACCCGAAGAGCAACCCGAGACCGACGAACAGATCATTGCCCGCCTTGCCGCTGAACACGATGAAACCAGCGGAGCAGCAAAGAACCTTGCAGGCACAGAAGGCAAGTCGAAGAGGTTAGGAAAAACAGGTTCATAACGAGAAAGCGAGGAAACTCAATATGCGTAAGAAAATCTTCAAATCAGTATTCCTGGCGCTGACATTGGTTCTGGCCTTGACAATTTTGGCCGATTCCGCGCTGGCTGTGAAGTGGACCTTCACCGCCGTCAACAACATCGTCACCCTGAACGGGTACGGAAAATACTATCGTGTCACATGGCAGGCCCCCGGCACAACGGCCCTGCAAAAAGATACGGTAATCATCAATCTGCCCGTGTCTCTTCCGCAAACAATCACCGGAACAGACACAACGCTATTCCAGGTCAATGTTACCACCTCTGATTCAGCGGTCATTGGCGTTCGCTATCAAGTCTCATCGGACAACACTACGTGGAAATCCTACACAATAGGCACGGATTCCACGACATGGTACCCGGGAGCTTACGATGCAGATGTCACAAAGGCTATGAATACTTTTGTGATTTCTTCGCCTCAGTATGGCGGACCTCAACCATATAAGAGAATTATGATCGTGGGTTACAACCCCTCATCGAGAACTCTCTATGGATGGGTGGCGAAACTGAAGGTGGACATCATACCGTTCAAGCAGAATTAGCCGTTTCCGCTTCATCTGTCCACGGGGCCGAGCCCCTGCGAAGGAGTGTTCGGCCCCAACTTTATCAAGGAGAAGCGGAAGATGCTCACCGGCCAGTTGCTCTCGTACATACAACGCTATCAGTATTTTCAGGACAAGCGCATCTCTATCACGCCCGACCTTGCCTATCTTGGCGGGTCATGGGCTCAGGCTGAAATATGCTCTGAACTACTTTGCCTCGAAAAGAAGATCACCCTTGCTATTATCGCCAATCAGGAGGAATACGTCTTTTCTCCTGCGACCGTCTCAGCCGCAACGGCCACATCTCCGGTCCGGCTTACCGTGACCGCGCATCCGTTCAACACCGGCGATACCATTCAGATCGGCGGTATTCTTGGTCTGACGGGCGCAAACGGCTATTTCACCTGCACAAAAGTAAACGCCAACACGATCAGCCTCGACGGTTCGACAGGCGGCGGTGCATGGACTTCCGGCGGGACGGTTTATCATTGCCTCTCATCCGCGGTTGACATCAAGATGATTTCCCGAAGCGAATATCCTTTCGGGCCAATCAAGCGAAAGCAGATTCATACAGCCCAAGAGGATCGCGCCTATATGATAGATTCTCAAGGCGCAGATACAAGTGGCGGTCCTCAACCAGGCTCTTACAGCGTCATCTACGAAGATCCGATTCGTCTCACGTTCCAACCCAAGCCGACCGCAAATACAACGGTCAACTTGGTTATCTGGCGCAAACCGCTTCCAAGTGAAGCCTTGAGCGCATCGGTCAATCCGATTATTCCCGCACAGTTCGACAAGGCCCTCTATCTGGGCGCTCTCGTGCAAGTACTGGAACTTCTGCAACTCGAAGAAGCCGCGCCAGTAATTGCCCAAGTGCGTCAGGTGTATCAAGAAGAAGTAGCCCGTCAAGCGGCGATTATGGCTTCTACGCGAAGAGTGCGAAAAGAAAGCACGAAATCATTCAAGTGGTCATAGCAGGAGGGTAAAGGTAATGAAAAAGCTATTCGTTCTTCTCGCGCTCGTAGCATTGACTGTATCGCTCGCGCCGGCGCAACAGGAACTATCGAGCCTCACCTACTCGACAGCGACCTTCATGTTCGATGACACCACCGCAACCTACGCGGTCAATCAGGTGGTCACGGACACGAACTACAAGCTGATCGTATTCCCGAAGGCAGTCGGAACCGATAAGGGAACAAGCTCTTGGTTGGTCGCCTTCAGGGTCTCGATTGATACCGCAGAGTGGACCAACGCCTCTTTCCGGTTCTTCATCTACAAAGATTCCGCAGGCTTCAAGAAGCTCAAGAACAAACAGCTTTTCACTGTAGACTCGACGGAATCGACCAAGCTGACCGCTATTCCCTTCACGGTGACGTTTGATACTCTCGGGGTCAACGCAACTGGGGTGACATCAGCCTACGGAACCTATCAGCCTTCACAGCCTATTCCATTGAGGCTCACAAACACACTCGGCAATCTCTATGTGAGAATGGTGGCAATGGCCGCTTACAAGAAACCCGTTCACAAATGGGTCAGGCTCGAATGTTGGACAATGCGCTAAGGGGTGGCTTAGATGGCTACGACCAATCTCAATACGCTTATCCGTGCCGCTGCTCGCAAACTCAAAGACGAGCGCACAAGCCCTGCGTCGAGCGACGATACGGGCCATGTATATTCAAGCGCCCTGTTGACGGAGTATGCAAACCGAGCCGTTCGGGACTTCCTGAGAGATTCATTCAAGGCTCTCGGCAAGGACCGCTTCGCAGAACTCTTCCCCGAGTACATCAAGCAGTCTGGGGTGCTCACGCTCGCAAGCGGACTGGCCGCAAAACCATCAGATGCCTTCCTGGTGATCGACCTGTTTGTATCTGATCTCTCGCTGAAGTTCGACCCATTGGGAGAATCGAAGGTAGCTCAGGTGCAGGTCAGTGATGCCGGTCTGGACAACGCAAGCGCCACGCATCCGAAGTTCTGGGATGAGGACGGTTCTATCAAGACGCTCGGGGTGACAAGTGGAAGCGTTATCGCCCGCTATATCAGCATTCACCCCGACCTATCGGTTATCACCACAGCGACAAGCGCAGGAACCGTCTACACGACCGCGGCGAACCTGTCTTACACCGCCGCAACCAAACTCCTGATAATCGACGGCGAGCTTCACATCTTCGATACGAACATACCGACCAATCAGGTTATTCAGCTTTGGACAAGCACCACCGTCTACACTGGAAGAGTCTCAAGTTACCACATAACAATCGGCGGGGATGCAGAGGTTTATCTTGACGGTGAGAATCTTCCGGCAAGCGACATCGTTCCATCAAATCTTCTCGGCATTGCGATCAGCGGTTCAGGTCCGAACCCAAACGACATCAAGCTCAAAGAGTACTGGCACGGCGAGATACTTGAGCGCATGGTTCAAATGGGCGAGGCCGATGCTGTTAGAATTTCAAGTGTTCAATAAGGAGTAAGCCATGCAGAACTATCAAACCTACGCCGAGTTCGATTCCCTCTGCCAGAACATCGCCGGAATGAGCCCCAACGAGATTCAGCCAATGGTCCGGCAGAGGATTATCAACGACTTCATCTTCCAGGTCTACGGTTTGATGGATGGCACGAATCACCCGTTCTGGAACCGAACCATCTCGCTCACGGTAGCCTCAGACCTTGAGTTCCTGTGCGATACCGTCACAGGCTCAGGAATACTTACCGCCCTAAACGCAACAGCGCACTCGATCACCCGAAGCACCGGCACGTTTGCCGCCGGAACGCTTCTCGGAATTTCGCTCGTCACAAAGGCTACCGGAATTAAGGTCGCTCAGTATCTTGCCCGAGTCACCGTAGCTGGTGCGACCGCAACCTATGAGATTATCGGATCGGTAACTGGCAGCGAGACCACATTCAACTCGTCAAATCACGTTCTCTTCGTCAATTGCCTCAAGAAGCTCTCGGCCACAAGTGCCTCTCTGGGCTCGAACTACATCAAGGAAATCGTCAAGGTATTCGACGATCAGGGAACCGATATTCTCGGCGCGACGGGCAAGGAAAGGGTCTTCAACACCGACCACGATGCCAAGCGTTTCGGCAATCGCTCCCAGGACTATCTATCGGCCTCGGATGTGTTCGTCTATCACGCAGGCGATACGATCTATTTCTTCGTCGGTTCCTCTGCCACGGCCCTCGGAGTGGTGCAGGCTGAAGTTATTATCAAACCGACCATCTACACCGATGCCACGAAGACGAATCTTCTCGACTGCCCGCCAGAAGAAAATGGAGCCCTTAGAGATTCGGTAGTTGCAGAGTTTATGAAGGCGATCAATAAACCTGTTCCCGCGGATGTCGCCAAAGGCGCAGCCGCTCTTCAGGCAAAGGTTCAGGCAGCTCAGGCCGACCGCATCAAGGCAATGGAAATGAAGGGAAAGGCTGACTAATGCCATCTCCACTGTTCGATGGATTCTTAGGACATGATGTTGACAGGGCTGGCTCGCCATTCAATTCAGCAATGGCAGGGCAGAACTTTGTCATCCATCGCCGCAGAAATCCAAAGAATAGCAAGGAAGGTTATATCGAGCTTGCCGACGGCTATGCGAAGAAGTTCTCGGCGCTTCCGGTAAACGATACGACGATCCGCAGGCTTTCCGATATAGCCTATGAGGACATCTACAACCTGTGGATTCCAGAACACGGTGGTCGGAACGTCACCGTTGTTGCCGCGACCTATCGCAAGAGTGGATTCTTCTGGCAGGGAATTTCAGGCTCGGCGTGGTCTGTTTCTGGCGGCAGTCTGACGAAGGTTACTGGAGCGGGAACAGCATTTCTAACCGAACTCGTTGTAGGTCAGCATGTCCTTTTTGATTCAACGCCGAAGATAGTTCTCTCGATCACCAACAATACCGAACTGTTTGTCACCGTCGCCTTTGGCGGGGCGACAAGCGGAACCGCGGTAGCCTCTGCTCCATACATTGAACGATTCGGGATCTTCATTCGCCCGTATTGGAACGGCTCTTCGTGGGTTGACGAATGGTTTGAAACGACCGAGATGTTCATATTCACACTCAAGGCCCTCGGCTCTTATGCCACCACGCGGCTCTACATCGACGATGGCACATTCAATTTCAACACACTTGACCCCGGCGCTACCGTATTCACAACCGACTACTTCAAGAACTGGTCGATTGTTTATGGAGCCTTCGGCGACAATGAGAACTATGACATCGTTAAGGCTTCCGGCTTTGGAAGCGAGTTTGTCGCCAATAGCTACTACCTCGACCTGATTCATGTCAACACCGATTTCAGCACAAGAACGCCGGGAACAAAACTTCTGGTCTATCGCTCGTTCCAAACCGCGGAGCTTTCATCAACGCTTTCGAGTTTCATCTACGGATTGCTTTCTGAGGCGCGCTTGACAAGCGGCAACACGGCAAGCGACAGATCCTTGATGCTCGGCAACCGGACCAAGAGCTTTATTGCGACGCACTCCGGTTACACCCTTCCCACGCACACAAGAACGGTCGATGGTGTAATCGCAGACATCGGATGCCCCGAAATCTGGGCCTACGCCGTTTGCCTCGGAATTAGAGTTCAGAACGCGGCAACCGATCCAGTTCCAGCGGGAACATATACCCTCAGATACTCACTCGTTCTCGATGATGGAACTGAATCCAGACTCTTCGGCGCATGGACCGCAGCAGGGTCAGCGACTCACGAATGGGACACCCTTACTCTCGGCGGAAGCGTTACGCTCACCACGGGGCAGGGGATCAGGGTAAACGGGCTCTTCAGCTTTGGGGCATTGCCGATTCGCGCAAAATACCTTCGCGTCTACATGACCGATGATGTTGTCTATTACAGGGTCGTAGACCTCGACCTGAATGACGCGAGCACATGGGGGCAAACCTACGCTTCGCCGCTTCCGGTGACTATCAACGGCACGATCAAGCATTTCTTCGCTGTTAGTATCGACACCGACATCACGAACGCAATGTGGACCGCATCGACGGGTGATTCGGGAACCGATGCCGTTACGCAAATCGGCAGGTCTATTGATGATGACGGTGTGGTTCAGTTCAAGGCCGCCGCAGTAGTCGGGCGTACGTGCTTTACGATTGGAGTGCGAAAAGACGGAACGCTCTATCCAAACCACATTTTTGCAAGCCTTCAGAATGGCGACGGCGCTCCGCAGTATGACGCATTTGGACTTGTCGCTGAGAACATGATCGACCTCGAATACAACGATGGTGACGAGTTAATGTTCGGCTATCCGGCAGGCGACACGCTTCTTGCCTTCAAGCGCCGCAGCGTCATCAAGGTCTCTCAGGGTTCTTCTGGAAACGCGGTGGTATTCATCCGAGATTTCGTCACAAAAGCCGATGGTCTTTGCAGTAGTCGAACAGTGGTAGGCTTTGAGGATGTGATCTACTGGGCCGGCTACAATGGCGTCTACTCGTTCTCTTCCCAGGGGATTCAAGTTCTGAATTTCAACTGGCTCAACGAGTGGAAGGCAATCATAGACACGTACAAGGAAGAGGCGGTCGCAATTTTCGACCGCACCAATCGGCAATACCGCCTTGCCTATCAAACCGGAGCTTCGACCTACGCCGAGAGAATACTTGATGTCGATACCGGAGAGTGGGTCTTGAGCGCATTGACCGACCAGCCGGAGCGTTTCGCCGCCGACCAGAAGGGCGGAACAGTAGACTTCCTTTCGGGCTCTCTGATTCAAACGCTCGGAGCCGGAACACTTCACGATGGCTCGAACTTCATTATGGAGTACATGACCAACGATCTGCTCGCTTCACAGAATCAAATTGCAGACGCATTACTTCTGGATGTCAGGGTCAAATATCAGTCGGATGTCGCATTGTCATTGACGCTCTACCGAGATGGGGTTCCCCAGTCCGCAGTCGTAGCGGCGGCCGGAAACGGCTCAGTTCTCATCTCGGCAGGGCTATCTTATCGCTGCAAGAACTTCCGATTAAAGATCATTGCGGTCACAACCGATGTCAACCAATCGGTTAAGATCAAAGAAATCTGCCCCAGGTATCAGATGATTCCGGCGGGAGTTACCCGTCCATCATTCGCATCCGAAGGCGCAGCCGCAGCGATTGACCAAAGACCTATGACGCTTGCCGATGTCCGCTCTGGAACCTGTAACCTCGTCGCCGGAGTGCTCACAACCGTCACGTTCACCACGCCGTATTCGGTCGCGGTCGGAACGGGCTACTCCCTGAAAGCCGATGTATTCGATGTAAACGGCAACTGGATCATGTCAGCGGAAGCGAAAAATCAAACCCGATACGGATTCGACATCACTTCGCCCGAGGATGGATATGTCAGGTACGTGGCCGCATCGTATCAGTAAAATACTGTTACTTCTGATTCTCTTCAGCCTGAGCGCGCTCGCACAGCGGTCTCAGGTGATCCGCGTCGATACCATCCGCTCTTACATGAATGGAAATCTCACGATCAGAACGATGGTTCGCATCGTCGTAGACAGCGCGGGCCTCAAACATGATACCGTCGCTTATCTGTCCGATCTGACAGGTGGGGGCGGATGGAAGCGCGTGGCGGGTAAACTCGAACCGCAGTACGCCACCGATACCGTTTCATTTCACTACGCAGAGCTTGATTCCTTGAAAGCCGCGCTCCTGAGGTTCGGGATTGCCAAAGGTGATTCACTTCAGCTCGTCAGTCCAACGGGACAGGTAGCGACAATCACCTATCAAGGATCTACGAACAGCAACATCAAGTACCCAAGTCCACCGACGGGCTCCGCCGGATATGTTGCACTAAGAGATACGAACGACCACATCAAGGTAGACAGTGTTCGCATTCCCAATCCATCAAATGGTACCTACGTCACTATCGTCAATACCACAGGAACGGCAGATACCACGCTGAACATTCTCGCCCTTGGTGGAGGCGGAAACATCGGGGTGTCGGGCGTAACAGTAGATGAAACAAGAACAGATTCGACGCTCGTAGATGACGCCTATCTATTCGCATCGGTGGCGGGAACGACTGACCACGCCTATGCCTATGGCGGAATCTACGCTGGATATATCGACCTTCTGACCGAAACGGGTGGGGGTTATAGTCAGGGCGGGGGAGTGATCTTCGGCTTCAGCTTGCCGGATTCGGAATATAGCGTTCTTAACGTTTATGTCGATTATTGGGCGAAGGAGGGGTTGGCCAGCACCGCGCTCCGAGTGCAGGAAACAATGGATGGAATTGTAAGTGGCACGAAGCATTACATCATCTATCAGGGTGCACTGGCAAGCCACTATTCACACATAGGTCGCGTTGTTCGCATAAACTTTTATCTGGATAACCGCTACGGGTATTCCGGTAATCTCAAATTTCAGTGGGCTCGCTACGGCGCACAGGATGGAACCGAGACAACGCTATACGCCGGAACAACTATGGTCACATACAGAATCCAATGAAAAAGATTCTCTTCATATTCTTTTTACCGCTACCGCTATTGCTAAACGCCCAAACGGTTTGGCTTAGAGCAAGGGCAGACATGAACTCAAGTGGCCCAGTTATGCTCTCTCCGTTCGACTCTGGTGAGTTACCGGCGGGATCAACATGGGTAGGGGAGTTTACTTTGTTATGTAGGGTATGGGGAAAACGCTTCGTGATAATTACTAATCCTGCCAACCCTTGCCAAGCTGATGATCGCGGCTTCTATTTCTGCTACTCAGGTATAAGGACGCTCATCTCAACCCCGTCTGGTTCAACGCTAAGTACGACGTATGACTATACCTACCACTGTTCACAATTAGACACCAACATTGCCATCTTTTACGATTTGGGTGGCGGGGATTGCTTGCCCTATACCGACGACCATCATTATCCATCAAGCGCGCCAAACGAGATACTCTACAATCCCGACGGTGGGGCATACAACCTCGGGAGCTGGGGTCCACCCGCGCAAAACCTTGATTTGCCAGAGCACATGGCTTTCATGTATGGAGATTTCTCTAACCAACTCGACACACTACCCGCGAAACTCAGAATCAGATTCATTGTCACGTTGGGAGCCGCGGGTCACGTTCAACTCAAGTGGGGGCCAGCCTATTGCAGCGCCTCTTACGATTGGCCGTCTTACCGGAAAGGACTACCGCTTTTGGGATGGAAGTACGGCCCCATTAGCGAAGTGCCTACATTTTGGACTCAGGTTCGCCGCGGCTCTACTCTCTGGATGAAGAGGATAGGTTAATGATCATCCGTGACCAACAATTCGAGCGTGAACTAGAACGGATGCTCTTCCGTCTACCGAAGGATGGCGACCTGAGGCCCATTCTGACAAGCCTCGCCAAAATGATCGGCAAGGAACTCGACCGCATTGAGAAGATCGCCACCCCTGCCGTTACTCCGTCTCCAGCTTCAGGCGGAACGGTGATAGTCAACGGAACGACAGTAGTCACAAGTGTTGGAGCTGCCCCAACAGGAGTAATCGCAATCATAAATCAAGCAGTAGTCGCGGGAGTAAACACAATCAGCTTCGCATCGCCGCTTTCAAGCGCAACCTACGGAGGCTTTCTGGTGCTCTCAGATTCGACCGGAATGCAGATTCAGATGAGCCCATTGGAACTCGTAGCAACATCGATGACGAAAAACAACTTCATCTATAATGCACCGCAAGCTGGACAATTAAACGGCTTCGCAATGGTGGCAAACTAAATGAAGAAACTACTTTTCATACTGATGCTTCTGCCGGTGATTGCACTTTCGCAATCTCCTGACCGGAAGGCATTCCAGGAAATCCACGTCGACACCCTTCGCCCAAACCATTACGGGCCGGGGTGGGCAATTGTCATTGCATGGCATGACACCATCTCGGTGAAGATTTTCAAAGACTCACTTCTTGCAAAGAAGGTCAGAATCGGCCCTAATGGTTCGATGCTCGACTCTGCAAAGGTTAGGACAGATTCTCTCTCGTTCTATTCAGGCGGAATTGCTTACAACGCCTACAAGAATGCTCCTTCAGGCGGAAGCGCAAGTGGTAGTTGGTGGGAGATTGATGGAAATGGAAACATGATGCCCCGAAAATCCGGCGGTGAAGGTGATACCTACTGGGAGCTCGATGCTCAAGGCAATCTTATGTCAAAGGCCTGGTGAACCATGAAGAAACTCATACTCGCACTACTTCTTATGGTATTTACATTTCCATTGCTCGCCCAGATGGACACCGATAACACGCGGGCGATCGTGCCGAGAACATCCCACTATGGAGAACTGGGCACGCTTGGAAAATACTGGCGCGTCGGCCACATTGATAGCCTACTTCTTCTCTACAGGCCGATGATCAACGGGATTATGGCGGGAACGATGATCTTTGTTGATTCTACCATATTCAAAGCCTCGCTACTGAAAAATGCCGACTCAACAACGCTCAAGGCGGGTCTTGTGGCGAAGTCAGACAGCTCTGCCATGCCGGGATACATTACAAGGTCTCAGATTGCTAATGACTCAACGACGCGCAACGCGTTGCTTGCGCTCAAGGTGGCAAAATCCGATAGCACCGCCACCGGAATTACCATTGCCCTTGATTCAGCATGGATTAACACGACCGATACACTGATTGTGCCTCTGCCAAAATACGCGGTCCAACTTGACTCCATTGGCATCTATCAGTTGACAGGGGCTACCGCGAGCGTCGTCTACAAATTCCTGTATGCGACCAATGCGCGGGGAAGCTGGACGGCTGTTATCACTTCTCCAGCGACAATCACCTCTGTGACAACAGAGACTTGGCAATCCACGCTGAACAACCGAACCCTTCCCGCGAATGGAGTATTGGGGATATTGTGTTCGACGGTAACGACAAAACCGAAACTTGCCGCATTACATTTTCTCGGTAAACACTTGCAATCTGACTGATGACTACTCGCAGGCAGTTCATACAGAGATTAGGACTTGTCGCACTCGGCGCACCGATGATGGCCAAAGATATGCCGCGCATCCTCATGCCCGATCCTGGGATTGTAGAACTCATTGGCAAGCGGTCGCTGAACGCAAAGCACTTCGACCTTCGCAATGGCTTTCTTCAGATGAAGGCCCACACCGCGCACATTCACTATCCCGATGGGCCTTTGAAGAACGGCGCAATGCAGGACATCAATTCGATTGCCGAGTACAACCCGTCGTCAAAGTCCTGGGCGATGACCCGCGCCGGTTACGAAGCGGAAATTGGTCTCTATGGTGACGTGAGGTTTCACAATGTCGATCATTCGATCACCTTCACACTGGACAATCCCTCGAAAGTCGAAGCTGTTGCAAGTAATGATGACTTGGGTAGACAAGGAAAGTCTTTGATCTGGCGTGACATCATTCAGTCCGGCGGGCATCAGATTGTTCAGTTGAGAAATTCTTCACTGGCAAAGATATTTCACTTCGACGAAAAGCCCAAGTCGAACACGATTGATTTTGCCGTTGATTTCACAGGTGCAGATTTTGAGCTGGCCACAGATAAACCCACCACAAGGCTCGTCAGGTCCGTGAAAGCCAGACAGACGAAGCTCCGGAGTCTGGGTCAAAGACAAACCTTCATTCGCCCACCACGGGCATGGAATCACCGCGGGGAGTCTGTAGATATTGAGCTACGATTCTATCTCAAATCTGGAAAGCTCAGAGCCTCGAAGATCATTCCTCAAGCGTTTATTGACGGGACCTTTGATGAACCCGCCGCCTGGTTGGAAACCGACACTACAACATCTTATTACGCCGGAGCTGGCGACGGTCGCGCGGCGTACAGCGCCAATGCGGTCTGGCTCATTATCCGAGCAACGAATGGAAATTTCGTAGATACCACGACGGCCGCTATGGGAGTTCCATATTTGAAGTGCTCATCTACCGGCAACAACTTTTCCCAAATGCACCGCGGCTTTTTTCCAATTGACACTTCGGGCATCGGCAGTGCGAACACCATAACTGCGGCGAGCTTCTTTGAATACATCGAGTATAGCGTAACCACACTAGGTCAAATGGCCGTTAATCTAGTTTCGTGGAATGGCACTCAGACCTATGACATAGGAAACTATGGTTCAACAAGATTTTGCACATCAGACGTTTCCAGCTTCACGGATTTGTCATATAACGAATTCGTTCTCAACTCGGCAGGCCAAAACAATATAAACAAAACGGGAACATCTAACTTTGGAACAAGATGCGCTTGGGATCTTGACGACAACCCGCCTGCATGGTCAAGTCTCGCCGTGAGCCAAGAAA